TTTGTTCATCTTAAAATTCCTCCGTAATAATATATGTATCGTATACGTCGTTAAGAAAAGGGAAAAAACATAGTCCTTTCATAGCTCCTTCTAAGGATACATGAGTCTCATTTCTGTATAAGTATCTCAAAGGAAGGTAGCGTCCAGGGTTATCAGCATCCTCTAGCAACTCGATAACAAACTCTCTACTAGGATTGTGCTTAACAACAAATAATAGCGTTCCCTTTTTTAGCCGGTTATAAAACTCTGTTGCTTTTTTTAATCGCCTATTAAATTCTTTATGCATTATTAAAACTCCTCTTTTATTAAATAAATATCACAAAAAGTATCCGACCATATCGTGTTGAAAAAGTGGTTTTCTACATTGCATTGTTCTCCATCTTCGTAAATTACAGTAGTTTCAATACTCACTCGTCTTCCGTAGCTTTCTTGTAAAACTAAAATATCCCAATCATTATCCATTACTGGGTCAATTACAACTAAAATGTCTCCCTCTTTAAAACTTCCTTGTCTGTATCTCATTAGTATTCCTCCGTAACTAAGTAATATTCAGAAAAGGCAATATTTTCTTCGGCTGCCCTGTTTATGTTTAAGCATACTATACCACCATAAACCAGCCCTCTATTGTGGGTTAAGTAGCCCTCTATCCAGCTATTATTCGGACCACATGCTTCTGTTAGTTTATATACATACAAATCAGAATCAGAAAAGTCAATGCGAAGAATTACATTACCCTCTTTCATAATTTCTTTTATAAATTTACTTCTTGTCATTAGTATTCCTCCGTAATTAAATAACAATTAAAAACAGGTTTTTCTCCTGTAATACATCCTATTCCAAAGCTCTGTAAGTCGCTTTCGCTTTGGTCTTCATTAGACTTGTGCAAAAAAGCAACAATATTTTTGTCTGTTTCATGTACATCGAAAAATATTTCCCCTATAAAAAAGGAGACGAGACCAGTTTCGGTTATAACAATTTTTGTTCCTCTTTTAAATTTTTTTAGTGCAAATTCTAGTTGTGTCATATTAGTACTCCTCTTTTACTATAAAAACTTTTGGGTGGTCATAACTATTAAGTAAAGTTTCATATCTTACGTTAGAATTGTATGTTTTTGGGTTGGCTCCTTTTAAAGTTGCTTCTGTATAAATAAATTCATCTCCTTTAATATAATTTTGAAGAACTCTCCTAACTAAAGGTCGTCCATCCATTTTTGTAACTATAAACAAGCTGTCTTTTTTTAAAAACTGTTCTATATATTGTTCATCAATCATATTAGTATTCCCTCACTATTTTATAAACATCAAAAAACATATCTATAAATTGAGTATCCATTTCCCCCTTACCTTCACAAGACCAAACAGAATCATAAAGATATATAACATTAATATCTCTAGTTATTCCATAGTTATCAAGAAGGCGAACAATCCCCCAGTTATTTTGGTTACAAAGGTCAATGATAACTAGTTCGTCACCCCTTTTAAAAGCCCCTTGTATAAAGTTTGTATTAATCATAGTAAAACTCCTTTATTACAACATATAGATTAGTACCTGTCTCTTCTAAAAATCTATTTCTAAAGTGTAATTCGGTTATTAAAGGAGAGAATATTCCGTTTTTGTAATATCTTTCAACATCTAACCATTCAAAGCCTTCTTTGTAAGTCTCTAAAAGTTCGCAAATCATCCAACGAGACTTTATTCCACTCACACACACCACTAAATTTCCTTTTTTGAAGTGCTCTTTTAAAAAACTTAACTTATCCATTAAAATTCCTCCTTAATCAGGTAAACGTCTACATTAATTTCACCTGTATACAATTTCCATGTATGCACAGCACACGATTCGTTTCTAAATTTTCCGTTTATATATTCCCTAGAGACTCTCATTGAACATTCTGGATTCCAACAATCTTCCCTCAATAACAGAATGTCCCAGTGTATTTCTTCATATGCGAATCCAGTAGGGGGGTATACAATCACTAATCTATTGTCTTTTTTTAGGTGTTCTTTTATAAATTCAAGCTGTTTGTTCATTTAAAATTCCTCCGTGACGATGTACACGTTTTTATTATCTACTGTATCTTTAAAAATATAATTAAGAGTTCCACCTCTATCGCCATACCGAAATTTGTCCATCTCAATACTCCTCTATAACTAAATATATATATTTTCTATTTTGTTCGTTTCTTGTTTTGTAATTGAATAACCTCGTTGTTTCGGCACATGGGGAAGCACACTTGTATCTTACAAATACTTTCGTAGTGAGATTGTCTTCGTTATAATCTTCCAATAATTCCGCTACATGGCACCCATCTTCTCTATCAATTACTATCCCAGTACCTTCTTTTAACTTATCGAAAAAATTTGTTTTCATGTTAATCTCCTACAATTTTATTAATGATTACCTCTTTAAAATTAGATGTATTCAGTCTATATTCATCAATACTTTTACTAGCATACAAGTAATAGATAAACACGTCTCTGTCTTGTCCTAGACGGTGCACCCTATCTTGTGCTTGACGTAGTAGGGTAGGGGACCATGGATATTCTATAAACACCGCACAACGACTAGCGGTCAATGTCAACCCTACGGCACTAGCTTGCAAGCTACAGATAATTAGTGGTGTATCTCCTAATTGAAAATTATCTATGTTTCTTTGTCTGATACTAGGTGATTGACCACCTACAATAACAGAACTGTTTGGAAATGCTAAGTTAATTTGCTTTCCTATTTCTTTGTGGTGAACAAATACAACCACCTTTTCGCCTTTATCCAGTAAGTTTTGGATAAAGTCAATAGACATTGTAAGTTTTCTCTGCGTAACGGCTTTGTCGAACCTTTCAATATCTTGAAAGGTTTTTGGGGACGGTTGCTCTAATTCCATGATAGGGATAGGGACAATCCGTTTTTCTGGCAATCCGTTTTTCAAATCTTTTTTTGTTCGTCGCAACCATATGCGGCTCATTTTTTTATGTAGAGAAGTTAGATTACTAAATCCGCTGTAGTCAATGCCGTATTGGCTGTTTCTAGGAGAGCAATATCGTTTTAAAAATTCTTTTTCTCCACCTAACAAATGCAAGTTATTTAAAATCTGCATTTGAGATATAAGTTCTACAGGGCGGTTAAGCATTGGAGTTCCAGTAATTAAAATTTTGTAGGGAATATTTTTACTCCATTGTAGGGCTATTTTTGTCCGTTGTGCCTTTGGGTTTTTAAAACAATGACACTCATCAAGTACGATTTGCTTAATACCTAGCTTAGGAATTTGGTATTTATATTTTTTCATCCTTTCGTAGTTAGTGATTATGATAGGGCAGTGTAGGTCGTCGATGTTTACATCAACGCCAACCCATCGTTTTATTTCATTTTTCCAGTTTATTTTTAAGCTAGCGGGGCAAACCACTAGAATTGGGAAAGCCCCTCTTTTAAACATAGCCTCAATTACTGTCCTAGTTTTCCCCATGCCCATATCGTCACAAACATAGGCAGAGGAATTGTTTAGGATGTACTCAACACCCTCTATTTGATGCGGTAGTAGTGGTAAACTCACCAAAAAACATCTCCTTCTAACTTCGTATCAACTAAATCTAAGGCTTCTTGTAATTTTTTTACTAGCTGTTCATTTTTTGCAGTTAGTAACAACCCATTTAAAAAACCTTGATAATAACACAAATCTCCATAAGAAGAGAGTGGGTTTCTAACTACAGCTAAAGCGTCGTCAATAACTGCGGAAATTTCATCTTGTACACTCATATTAGACCTCCTCTAAAATAAATTGCGGAACATTGATAATCACGGAGTACTGTACCCCAATTAAGCTGTAGTCTTTTAAAAACAAGGGAACTTTTCCGTGTTTTTGCTCCCAATATAAGTATTTATAAAGCTCGTCTAGTGTTTTAAAAATTTGACGAACAGCTCCGTTCACTTTGATTGCATATCTTTGAACGGATTTTTTGTTTTCTCCGGTACTAGTTTTCTTAACGTCAACTTCATATTGTGGGTTATTTTCTTGTAGCAAGTCATTTAAGGCTCCGACTGTTAGTGGTCGGAAAGTAGAAGTGCTTTTGTCATAAAACAAAGCTCTTACAGTTCGTTTGCGTCTAGGTCCTCTGCTATAATCTGTTCTCATGTTGTTACTCTCCTAAAATCTTACGGATAAAATCACTAAAGGCTACTTCCACTAAACAAGGGACTAGTTCTTTTACATATTCTGCTATTTCCTGTTCATCAAAAAACCTAAACTCTTGAGATTCTGGAAAAACTATTACAAAGTCTTGTTCATCGCAGTATTCTGAATATGCTTTTGAAAAGTCTAATAAACTCATTCCATTTTTTTCAAGGTATTTCAATAGAAATTCTTTATCTCTTGTACTTTTTAAATGAAACGCAATAGAGTGTCCTATATCCCCATACCGAATTACGTATTCCATTACCCCCTCGTTTACAAAGGCTACTTTATCTAGAGAAGAGGGGGTGTTATCTAATAACTCTTTGATTTGATGTTTTAAATTCTCTTTAATAACAAGTCCAATATCATTTATATCTAATGATTTGAGAATATTCATAATTAACATCTCCTTTTTATAATTAATATTCGTAATCAAGTCCCACAAAAATCTTATCCAATACCTCTCTTTTTAAATTGTCAATCAAATACCACTTAGCTACTTCGACAAACTTAGAAATATCTTCCATTGTGAAGAACAAGAACTCGTTTTTATTTACCATGCACACATGTGTGAAGGGAAATTCTTCGTATTGTGCATGAGTCATAAACTCCGATAGTGGAACTTGTTCCTCACTTAAATATAAGAATAATTCCCTAGAGCCAACCATAGTAGTTACATCAAAAGCCCGTGAGATTTGTGGGTCGTCACAATCTAAAATTGACTGGTTTAATAAATCCATGATAATTTCATTATTTTTTTCTTGTTCGCAAAAGCAAGATACTTGAGAACATATTTCGTATAAAATTACGTCGGCTAAACGCCCTGTATCTAATAACCCACAATCTCTTGTAATTTCTACTAAATTCATTTTAAATTTCTCCTTTTAAAAATGGAGGGGGATGTACCCCCTCTCTAATTACTTAATAGTGTATTCGTAGTTACCATGTAACCACTTTTTGTTGACGATTGTTGATGGTAAATCGTCTGGTAAGGCATCTACATAGAGAACTACTGAAAATTCCTTGATTTGAATATCTAGGATAGAGACATCGTATGAGCACAGTTCGTACTCTGCTTCGTCCAAAAACTCATCTAATTTTTCGTCAGTCATTTTTCCAGTCCAAACTTCAATAGGCAAGTAATTCATGCCGTATTCATCGGTGGACATCGTGGTGTCGTTCTTACCGAAGTTAATATTCATTTCCTTCTTAACTTCTTTTTTAGTAGTAGAGCACCCATACGAACTAGTCGTGTTCCAGTAATAGCTATCGTCATACCAAGGCTTAATCGTTGCTGTTTTGTAACGATAGCCAATATAACTAGTGTTGGAATACAATGCTCCAGACGTTTCGGATTGAACAAAGTTGCCAATTACTGATAACTGCCCGTCGCCGACCAGTACATACTTATTAGAGCCCATTGCCGACTCCCATAACTCTTGTACGGCTGTATTCCATACAGCATCACCTAGAGGGTTGACTACCTCTTTAATAAATTGCATAGTGTCACTATGCTTAGCTTTCATACCGCCTTTAGGCGTGTAATCAGACATGATACCGTTATGCACCATGCCAATCTTACACCAGTTATTAGGTAAGCCCATTTCCTTGTAGTTGTTGCACACCGCAAATGGATGGCAAGTCTCTGGGGAAATAGCCCCACTTGTTGCGATTCGGAAGTGGAATACACGGTCAATAGAGTCTGGTAATTTACTTGCTTCATTCCAAAACTCATCGAAAGTAAAGAAGCCTTTTTTGATATGTACTAACGACTTTTTCTCGTCATAGTACATCATTCCCGCTCCATCGGGATTACCACTGAAACAATTTGCCAATTCCTCTTTATTCAACTCGAAGCCACGTTTAAATACTGCAATAACACACATAGTAATTCTCCTTTTTGTTATAAATAATTAATTAAAAATGTTTGTTTAGTTAGCCCCTCTCAATGGAGGGGCGTAACTATTAAGCCTCTACCAAATTCAAATCCAGTAGGCGACTTCGTAAATCTTCGTATCCTTTGTCTTTGGCTTTTCGATTTACGATGTCCCAACTAAATTGGTAACGGTCGATATTTGCCATGTCGCTTAGCACATCTACTAGTTGAATGCAAGACTTAATATGTTTGCTATCAGGTAGAGAGTGGAATAAGCGTATTTCTACGGTTTCGTCGTTCCGAAGATTGACGGCTGTGTATCGACCAGCACGGTAAGCATTTTGGTACCAGTCGATTGCATACTGTCGAGAGGAACCACCAACACGGTCCGCCCAACGTTCTGCACTAAAAGAAGGTCTTTGTGCAAATTTGACCATATCTCTATAGTTCTCAGAGAACATACGAACTAAACGTCCGATGTTTTTCTCGTCTTTAAAAAAACGACGGCTGATATGGATATGAATGCCAGCCGTATCACGGTCGTTATCGTAGTAGCGACGTTCCATACGCTCAGCGATTTGCTCCCAATCCATTTTAAGCATCTCACTAGGAGACATTGGATGAGTGATAGCTTCAAACCCATGAGACAAGGAACCGTCTGAATTAAAGTAGAAGCGGTCCATATGTCCTTCAAAGATATGGAGAACGTCTGTATCAGTTCCGTCCGCACAAGAACCATCGCACTCTAATTCCAACCCGAAGAACTTAGGTCCTTCTCCAAAGAAATGGAGAGCAGGGCGTTTGTGATAGCCCCGAATTAATCCTTCAGGCATGTTGTCTTCGGAGTAGTACCAACACTCATCGGTGGAGCACCAATACAAATCGTCTTGTTCTCCCTCGGCATAGTAGTAGCCGTCCTCGGTCTCCAAGCGTTCTTCATTGTCGGAGTACCAACTATCGGTGACTTGAGAACGCCACCCGTATTGGCTTTTACATTCGTAATGGACTGGATTATTGAAATTATCCTCGTAGTAAAAGGCATCGTCGCAATAAATATACGTATTCATTGAGTCCGACCAAATATATTGGTCGTCACAACAATCTTCGCAAATAACTTTGTCGTCGTAGGCGTCACGAACACTGTCTATGTGGCAAATCTCATTGCAACAATCACAAATAAAATAATCTTCTGTCAAACCTTCTCGAACATCCATAGAGTGGATTACCTCCTTGTCAAAATAAGACACTTGATTTTTAAAATACCAACGACCACTTGCGGTCGATTGGATAATGCCTTCATCAAATTTATTGACGGCAAATGTTCCAAAATAAGTAGTCAATTCCACTGGTTCTGTTAGCGGCTCTTTAGTTAAAACCGAGACATTACTTACTGGAGCCAAGTTGTGTAGCTCACAAGTATATAGATTGGAAATTCCACCCCTCGGAACGTAGATACGTCCATCGTTCCCTATAGTTACGACCTCGCCGTTGTAGGAATAGCGGTTACCAGCTACCACAGGATTTCCGCTACCATCCAATACAATATCTTCTGGAGCGATGTCCATTGTGCATGGTGTGTTTGTACATTTAAATGCACCGTTTTCCTTGTAATATTGACCTTTTACAAGGTTTACGTAGTTAGGAACATAAGGAGATGGTAATTCATTTGCAGGGATGTGAATTAAATTCTCTGTCTCAGTGTTTTCCAATACGATAATTTGTTGACCGAGATAATTCTCGGCTAAATATTTTTTAGTAAATAAACTGCCATTGATTTTAAAAAGTTGTTTTTCCATGAGTTCCTCCTCAGCCAAATACGGCTAAATACAAAATAAATAAGGTAAAGTAGCCTAAACACAAAAGGCTTTGAAGGGTTAAGTCCCAATAATATTTCATTAACCCTTTCCGATTTAATTTCAGTTTGTTGATACGCCCCGTTTCTATAGAGCGACCAATAAACCTAGGATTGAAGATAGAGCCACGTTGTTCTAAAATAACGTGTTCCTCTCCGTGAACCTTTACGACTTCGTCCATAATTTACTCCTTTCTTAACTTATAAGTTAACAAGCAAGATAAAAAATATAGCCCATCAAGAGCTACATATATGATACACTAAACTTAACTAGTAAGTCAAGTGTATATTTTTTGAGTACCCACATGCACGTGTGTGCATGTACGTGGGTGCGTGTGGTCGTGACGTTGCTCCGTAGTAGTGGTACCGTCGGGTTCGTTCGACCTGCTAACAGCTTACCACAACCCTCATCGAGTGCCGAGAATGGCTCAACCATGCGGTTTGTGATGGGGAAGGATAATCCACGGCTTGCTAGTCATGTCAATAAACGCAACTAATAATAACTTATAAGTAAATTATAATTGTATGGATTGTGGTTACATACTTTGTAGTGTCTATTAAAAGATAACCAAATGATTATCAGTGAGAATTAATATATAAAATCATGATACATAGTATCATGTAGGCGAACGCCTACCGCCTTATATAGTGATAGGGAATAGAACGAATACAAAGAAATATATAGGCAATCACAAGGCAAAAACGGGGAAATCTATAAAATTCTACTACCCTATACAGTAATAGTATATATAGAGTAATAGACAATATATAAAAGCCTATACCGTATCAGTAATAGAGAATATAAAAGAATATTTGTTCTATATAATAAATGCTTTAAAATCGTTCATAAGGCTTGTTTTATACCTTGCTAGTGTAATTATACCTATAAAGGATATAAAGCACCTTATACAGCCTATAAAGTGCCTTAAATTGAATATATGGAATTTAGATATACCATGATATAGCCTGTTAGATTAAAATAGGCATAAAAAAAGCCTTTACCAATCAAAGGTAAAGGCATGTAGTAAATATGGTGTAGATATGCTATTAAATCGAATAAAAAGCCGTAAAAATTCGCATGATGTGCATAGGATGTTAGAAAAAGTCAAGTATCAAATAGTACATGATAACGATAAGTGTATATAAATATGGTTATCATTGATTATCAATAATGAATATATGTTCGATAAATAGACATAAAAAAAGAGGAGTTTCCCCCTCTAATCTAACCTTTATAAATAGACCTATAATAGGCTATTTCTAACGCCTTTAACAATTCAGGCGTTATATACCGTAGGCAGAAAAATATATCATCTATCTCTACCACGTGTAATTTCATGAATCTACGTGCGGTATTAAATTCTTGTACCGCCACAGCATATTTTATAATATCCACTCCACCATAACGACGCATTTTTTTAATAGCTTCGATAGCTATGTTTTTTGCGTCGTTCATTTGTTTAGGTGTAACATTGTACACCCTACCAAAATCTAACATAATAGTACCTCCATTCTTATACTTTGGTGTGGTTAGCTTGCTTTATATAACGGTACTCGAAAGCCTTATTTTAAAAATTATAGAGGATTATAATAAGCCGTTTTCTTCGAGTTTTTCCATGAACAAAGCAATTTTGTTTTCCATTTCAGATAGCTTTGTATTCAAGGCTTCATTTTCACGTTTTAAAGCTTCATTTTCACTAGAAACGCTGTTTACGTTTTTTGCGTAGTCAAAGCCCGCTTTCATTACAGATACACAATTTCCAAATTCATCAAACCATTTTTGTAAAGGGTAATTTGTATCTTCACCCTTTTTGTTTTTTCCTTTGATTTTGACCAATCCAGATTCTGCGAAGTGAACACGACCTTTTTCTTCATCAATAGTCGCCTTTACGCAAAGGGTCAATAATTGTGTATCGTTATCGTAACGATATTGACCAGCTTTTAATGCTTTTTTAGATGTTTTATTAATAGTACCGCTTTTTGCCATAATTGCACCTTTTCTACCTACGTAAGTAGGATTTTCCAAAAAATCAGTTATGACTTTCAAGTACCGCTTGATAAAACAAGCTAACCTTATTTAGTTTTCAAAGACCATTCAAGCTAACCGCCTACCGTAGTAGGTTGTGTGGTTGCTTTCGATGGTTACACTATAGCACACCTTTTTAAAGTCTTGAGATTGGCTTTGTTATACGGTTTGTTGGCTATTTGGATAATCTACAGCACACTTTTATTTACTTTAAGGCTTAGCCTTTGAATAGAGTGGTATTTTTATCATGGTAGGTGGCTAGGTGGGGCTTCGCAAACGGGGGTCCCGTGTCCGCCCCGCCCCGTATAGAGACCCTTTTAGTACAGAAATAACTCGTTCAGAAAACCTTTTAGTAGGCAAATAATTGGCAGGTAGGGTGGGGCTTTCTTTTTGAGGGGTACTAATACGAACGTAGGTATCTTTTAATAAAAATAAAATTAGGTACTGGTACATACTAGGGTATGGCTTCTATATACTGTTATCTATATATAGGTAAGGGGTACAGAAATTAAATAATTTTCTCCTTCTTTTGGTAGGTTGATTTCTACCTAAGAGATATACAAAATCGAAATTTTGTCTGAAATAGTAGAATTTCGAGAGGAGTGAAATTATGAATCATTCTGTAGAAGTAGAACAGATAGCTGAGGCTTTTAGAAAAGGAAAAGAAAATTTAGTTTCATTTAAAAGGCTATTTCTCCCTGTGGGAGAGGACGAAGAAGTCCCGTATGCTTGGTTTCATTATTCCTGGAGTGACATCCTATTACATGGAAAGAAACACTATGCTATCGAGGGGTTCCGAGAGTCAGCAAAGAGTACCTTTGTATTGAATGCATTTCCACTGTATCGGTTGGTTTACCCAGATAAGAAAAACAATTACATCGTAATCGTTATGGCTAACCAGACGAAGGCTAGTAAACAGTTAAAAGAAATCGCAACGAAGTACGTTACGGACGAGTTGTTCACACTGAACTTAGTGAAGGTGAAGGAACAGTCAGAGAAAGCTTTTGAGGTAATCGTTAAAGATGGGGGAGGGGGGCACGTAAACGTAAGAATCGAAGCCTACGGCAAAGGTTCTTCTATACGTGGTTTATTATGGAATGATAGACGTCCGTCTATCGTTATTATAGATGACCCTCAAGACGTAACTGATTCCTTGTCTGATACGATTCAGACAAATGATTATGATTGGTTCCTATCGGACGTGTTGTTCTTAGGGAAGAACACACGAATCTTTATGATTGGTAATAACCTTGGTGAAAAATGTTTGATAGAACAGGTTATCACAAATAAAGACCTTCTTAATTTTGATGCCTTACGAATACCAGTAATGAATGGTGAGGGTAAATCGAATTGGGAAGAAAGGTGGTCTGCGGAGCAGATTCTCCAAGAGAAAGAGAATTGGCGAGCTTTAGGTAAACTGGACATTTGGGAACGGGAGAAAATGTGTATTGCTATTTCCCCAGAACGACAAATGTTCAAGAAAGAATATTATAAGTACTACGCACCGACAGAATTGAAGCTGGAGGGGTGTTCTATTTATACGACGGTTGACCTTGCTATCTCACAAAAAGAGAGTGCCGACTACACGGTAATCTGTACGATTGCAGTCAATAAAGATAACCACTGGTTTATCTTGGATATTGATTATGATAGGTATGACCCATCACAAACCATTGATGCCATTTCCCGAGCGTATCAGAAGTACAACCACTCTACGTAGGCGTAGAGAAAGTAGCTTATCAGGCTTCTGTAAAACATTACTTGGAAAAAGAAATGCCAAAACGGAACATCTGGTTTACAGTGAAAGACTTAGAGGCATCTAGCCGTAAAGAACTTAGGATTGCAACATTGCAACCACGATTCAAGGCTGGTACTATTTGGTTCCCTATGGGGGCTAAGTTCTTAACTGAATTAGAGAGTGAATTAGGGAGTTTCCCAAGAGGGTTGCATGATGACTTAATTGATGCACTTTCTTACCATAATCAGATTGCTATCCCACCAGCAGGCGGGTTCAATACCGTCTACACAGAAGACATACCATACGGAGGAGCTATGTAATGAAAGTATTATTCGATAACGTATTAGTCATTCCAGACGAAGAAAAAGAAAAGATTAGCGAAAGCGGTCTGTACCTTGGTACACGAAATGAGCCAGTATTAACTGGGACTGTTTACAAAGCAGGAGAAGGAACTTTTAACCATGGTAAATGGGTCCATAACGAAGTCAAAGAAAATGACAAAATCCAGTTTGGGCACGATTACCAAGAGATTAAGGTTGATGGCTCTAAATATTATTTAATGAAACAAACAAACGTAGTTTGTATTTTCTAGGAGAGTATAATTGGACGATATTTTACAGTTAGGTAGTACAAGTAATGACGAAGCGATTCTGAATGACTTTGATAAGACAATAGTTAGGCGGATTCAAGCAGACATTGCTAGTGCAGAAGCCTACCAGGCTTCCGTTGTTGAACCAACGGTAAAACAGCGTTATGAAATCTATTACGCTGATAAAGATTACTATAAAAATCGCTTTCCAATTTTATCTAAAACTTCCGACTTAGTTTCCACAGACGTAGCTGATACCATTGAGTGGGCATTGCCATCTCTAATGAAGGTGTTCACAGGCAGTGATGAAGTTATTACCATCGCTGGAGTAACAGAAGAAGATGATACAAAAGCAGAGACAATGCAAGAGCTTTTGGTGTATCAGTTACAACGTCAAAATAAATTCTTTCCTATCTTATATAACTGGATGAAGGATGCCTTAATTACAGGCATGGGTATCATCAAGTGTTATTGGGAAAGGACAGAGGGGTACACTACTGAACAAACAACCCTAAATAATGAAGCACTACAGGCACTCCAACAAACAGGGGTGCCCATTGTTTCTATTGAGGGTCCAGATATTTACGGTGACTTTGTTGTTACCTATCAGTCCCCTTATTATGTAAAAAACGCTCCTAAAATTGAGAATATTTTAGTAAGCGATTTCATTTATTCCTCTGATGCAAAGTCTCTAGAAGAGGCTAACTTCGTTGCCCAAAAAAGAAAGGTAACGATGTCTTATTTAAGAGAGAGAGAAGCACAGGGTGTATATGCAAATATTGACGAAATTAAGACAGAAGACTTTAGACAAAGTAAAATTGAAAGCCCGATTGAACAGGTAATTGGAGACAAATATAATGACTTAACCTTTAACCAAGAAGATAAAGCTAGATTAGAGGTTGTGATTTACGAATGTTATACAAAGATGGACATTAATGGAGATGGCATCTTAGAAGACATGATTATCACCATTTGTGGGGATACTATCATTCGTATTGAGCAAAACTACATGGGTAGACACCCATTTTTCACGATTTCTCCGACAAAAGACCCTCATCGTATCTGGGTAAAACGCTCTTATGCAGAGCTAATTGGAGAATTACAAGACTTAAAAGTGGCATTAACCCGCCAAATCATGCAAAATGTTGCCTTAAACAACGACCCTAAAATGCTATTAGCAGAAGATGCTATCAATATTGACGATTACATCCAAGGTCGTAAGGTAATTCGCATGAAATCTGGACATAGCCTTAATGAAGTGGCTATGCCAATGCCAGTTCATCCTTTATCTCCTCAAACATTCCAGTTTTTGGAATATATTGAAGGACAAAAAGAGAACAGAACTGGTATTACTAGATACAACCAAGGGTTAGATGCTAACAGCTTGAACAAAACTGCCACAGGGATTTCTGCAATTTTAGGACAAAGCTCTCAACGATTAGAGTTAATTGCTCGTATGTTTGCAGAGACCGGTATTTATGAGTTATTCCGCTTTATGGTTTCTTTAAATCAAAAATTTATTGACCAAAATACAGTAATTCGCTTAACAAATAAGTCTTTAAAGATTAATCCAGAAGATTTGACTGGTAATTTCGACTTGGTTGTTAATGCTGGTATTAGTATTGCCACTAAAGAATCTACGATTATGGCAACACAAACACTACTTACGGCTTTAATGCAAGCTAATGCTGGTGGATATATGGTTTCTACACCAGAAAATATCTACAATTTATTTAAAAAATGGATTGAAAGCATTGGCTTTAAAAACTATGGTGATTACATTACAGACCCAGCGGTGACACAGCAACGAATGATGATGGAAATGCAGTTGAAACAACAAGTTTTATCTCAATTACCACCACAAGCGTTACAGTATTACGCTCAGTTTGGTATTTTACCACCAGAAGTGTTATTACAATTACCACCAGAATTACAGTTACTATTTAAAGGAGCAGGAAATGACCCAACACAACAACAGCAAGAAGCTAATCCAGCAGATGGAATTGGGGGCGGGGGCTTCGGAGGCACTAACCTTTCTCAAGGACTGGCTGGAGGAGTATCAAGAGTGGACAATCAGTCGCCTCAAATCGTGCCCCGTGGAGGAAATGGTCCAGTACAGGAACCTTCTTCTGGTATCGGAGGCTTTTGAGGGCTATTTAAGTAAAGTAATTAATAACGGGAATATAGCTAAGGCAGATTTCCAAGAGCTACAAGACCAAATAGCTTACGAAACACGTCGTGGCTACTATCCAGAATAGGAGAAACTATTGCAAGTTAATTTTGAAAAATACCAAAAACCCGCTGGGGATAAACCATGGGAGAAGGGTTCGGACGCAATTCTAAATTCCAAACCACAATTTTCTCATGGTATAGAGAATCCAACCTACCAAAGCCAAAATAATGGACAACATTCAGAATATGTAGGGCATATTACGCCAGAAATGATTGGCGCTAAAGGACCTAGTTATCAAGCTCCAGGGGCAAACCCTGCACGAAATCTCTCTGATGAAATAAAGAGTAAAGTGGAGGCAGAGGAAGCTGAGAGAAACGCATATGCAGATTCTCATCCAGGTTTAAGCAGAGATTTTGCTAGGAATATCTCCGATATTCTTAACCAAACAAAACGCATGGCAGACGAATCTGCCGCTAGAGCAGATGGTTCTTGGTATAAAGACCATGTTCCAGACCTATTGGCAATGAGAGAAGCTAGGATGAAAGATGCTCCAGCTTGGGCTAAGCAAGACCCTATGGCTCAAGGCATGGGATACGAGTGGGCGGATAATGAAAAACTGAAATCATTTGGATGGGATGATGATTATATCAATCACCTTAAAGCTAGTCATGAATTCCACCCACAAGAGATTGAACACTTACGCTCTATTGGAGCTTTAAGAGCACCTTATGCCGAGTACCTTGCTCAACAAGAAGAGATGCGTAAACAAGCCGAAGCGGAGGCAGCTGCTAGAGCTGCTCAAAATAGCTATAACGAACCAAGTTATGGAGGTTCTGGTTATTATGAGGCTCCATCATTCTATAACCCAGAAGAGTTTAAGGCTAATTTATTAAGAGAGCTGAACTCTGGAGGTGGGAATAGTAC